TGAGAGAAAGAGAGAGAAAGAGAGAGAAAGAGAGAGAGAGAGAGAGAGAGAGAAATGAAGAGAAAGTACTTTTTGATTTTTGATCTGATTCAGTGTAGGGCGCGAGGGCACCCGCGCTACGGCGCCTACGGCGCACGCCCCCTACGGCGCCTCGCTCGCGCGCATGGCGGGACGCAGCAGCGTCTCGAGCGGGAAGGGTTTGAGGTGCAGCAGCGTCACGGCGAGGGCGTGCAGCTCGGCGAGGTCCTTGACGACCTCCTCGAAGATGACCTGCCCGCGCAGCAGGGAGGCGTCGCGCTGGTACAGCTCCGTCCACGCGGCGGAGCCGGAGGCGAGTCCGAAGATGAGGTGCTCGACGAGCGCGCCGCGCTCGCCGTCGACCGCGATGCGCAGGGCGGCCTTCTCGTGGTTGAGCAGCAAACTGGCGCGCCGCTTGTCCGGGATCCACTGGACGTCCAGGATCTTGACGTCGACCTTCTCGGGTACGACTTGCTTCGGCGGCGTCTGCGTCGTGCGCACGACGCCCGTCTCTGTGTGCGTCCACGCGCCGCGCTGCGCGTCCCACTTGTGGTGCGCGGGCGCGCGGCCGCGGGGGCGGGCGTGCGTGAGCGCGTCGGAGGTGGCCGGCATCGTGGAGAGAGAGAGAGTGTGTGTGTGTGTGTGTGCCTTCGGAAAAAACAAAAAAATGAAAATGGAAAAAAGAGAACGTGCTTCACGGTTGAAAAATTGAAATTGGTGAGCATCCGAAGAGGTCGCGGACCCACGTGCCCGACTGCGACCATCGGAAGAGACCTAACTAATCCTAATGCTGATCCACAACACCTGCACGTGCCCGACTGTGCGGCTTTTCACTTTTTCGGCCACGCCAGGAAAACCAAATTTGCGGCATTTTCTTTTTTCCCTTCCGAGCACCGAATCGCCCGTCGCCATGTGCGACGAAGCCGAACGCCCCCACGCCGACGCACCGGCGTCGCCCGCGACGCCGCCGCGACCGACGAAACGCAGGCGCGCCACCCGCACCCCGCGCCGTCGGGCGACGACGAAGCACCACACCGCGTTCACCGACCTCTCGGGCGCGCCGGCGCTCGCGCCCGTCGGCGACTACGTCGTCACCTGCACGCGCCGGTTCATCTGCGCCGACAAGGCGTGGCGCCGGCAGTACACGCTGACGAGCGCGGCGGACCTATACACGTTCGCGCAGCTGGCGGCGATGCCGCTGCCCAACGCCGTGCGCGAGATCGCCCGAACCGCCTTCCCGGGCGCGCGCGCGTCGCGCGTCTTCATCGCCGTCGGCGAGCCGGCCACCCCCGCCGACGCGCCGCGCGGCTCCGCGCGCGGCTTCGCGCCGCTCGCGCGACGCGCGTACCTCCCGGAGCTCGAGGCCTTCGGCGCCGACGTCCCCACCTTGGGCGCGGCGCTCGGCCTGGCGCGCCACGGCGAGGTCGAGGGCGCGTGTCGCTCGCCCCTCTACGTGGGCTGCGACGAGTCGGAGATGGAGCTCGTCCTCCCCGACGACGACGGCCTCTTCGACCCCTACGTCGCGCGCCTCTTCGGCGACGGCGCGTTCGGCGCGCGGCGGGTCGAGCTCCGCGACCACCGCAACCGAACGGTCGCCACGCTGACACCGACGGAGGACGGCGGCGTGCACCTCGAGCGGCACGCGCCGCATCGCGCGCCGCCCGCGTCGCGCGCCTGCCGCGCGGTGGCGGTGGGGGTCGAGGCCTCGGTCGCGGAGCTCCACCCGCCGCGCGCGCGCGTCGCGCTCTTCCACGCCACGCGCTCGCTCCCCACGCTCGACGCGGCGGTGTGGCTCGCCGCCCACCCGTCACATGAGTGGCTCGGGGAGTCCGGCGGCTCGCTCGGCAACGCGCCCCCCTCCGTCGTCTTCCACGCCGTGATGGTGCGCCGCTGGAGACAGGGCGCGGCCTACGCGCGGAACTTCTCCGCCGACCTCATTCGCAAGATCGCCGACTTCTGCGGCGACGAGGCCGTCGTGCCGCGTCGCACGCGCGTCTTCGCGACGCTGACGCTCGCGCCGTACGTCATTCATCTTCGGGGGACGGAGACGCGCGTCAAATCGACGACCGTCGACACCCTCGAGGAGCCGTGCCGCCGCGCGTTCGAGCGGGCGGTGGCGGCGCGGGCGTCCCGCCGTCGCCGCGTTCCGCACGCGACGCCGAAATGATGTGTCTCGAGGGAAAGACCGTCGAGCCCTCTTCCCCCACCCGCCATGCCCACGACGACGAGGAGCCGGCGGCGGGAGATCACGAGCGCCATCCCGCAGCTCACCGTCCCCGAGGTGCGTCGCGGACTCGACCTCGTCCGCCGCGCGTGGGGCGAGCGCGACGAGGACCCCTTCCTGCTCAGCGCGCCCTCGGTGGGCGACCTCACCGTGCAGGACTTCTGCTACCAGTTCCTGCTCGGGCAGCACCGCAAGCGGCACGCGCGACGGCGCGGCTGACACGGCCCGATGCCTAGACACCGCGTAGATCACCACGCAGTGTCTACCCAACCCCGTACTTTGGTGACGTTTAGTCGATAAAATTATCCTGCGTGTAAGAAAAACCTGCCCCGACCCGACCATGTGCGCGCATCGGACGGCGGCTCTGCGAGGCGGCTCGCGCGTGCTGTGGCAGACACTGCGCCAAATGCGGTACAAGCTCGACGACGAGACCCGCGTGCGGCTCGAGCGCTTTCTCAAGCAGCTGGACGTGGGCGACCCGGGGCGCCTGCTGTCCAACGGCGTTCGCGTCTACGACGCGGGCCGCTCGTCGGACTTTCGCGCCGCGTACCTCTTCACGCCGGTCCACCTCGGCGAGATCGACGCCATGCTCGACGCGCCGGGCGTCGCGACCCTCCTCCTCGCGCAGACGTCGGAGGGCGCGATCGCCGTCGTCGGGGACTCCCTCTCCGACGTGCCGGAGTGGCGTCGCGCTCCGGCGCAGCGCCGTCCTCGCGACGCGGAACAGGAGCTCGGTCGTCCGCCGAAGCGCAGGAACGCGCCTGCTGCGGCGGAGCCGCCTCCTCTACGCCCCAAGCGCGACCTGCTCGAGGTGGAGGAGGACGACGACGACGGGTACGCCGACCTCCTCCGCCCGCCCAAGCGCCTTCGCGGCGGCCGCGCCGCCGCCGCCATCACGCGGCACGCGCGCGCGCCCGCAGCTGCAGGGGGCGGCGGCGACGAGCCGATCTTCGAGTACCGCCGCGGGCGCACGCGCATCACCGACCGCCGCGAGCTGCGCCGGCTCGCCGCGCTCCGCATCCCGCCCTCGTACACCGACGTGCGCATCGCCGCCGACGCCGACGCCAAGGTGCAGGCCACGGCGCTGGACGCGACCGGGCGCAAGCAGTGGTTCTACCACGCGCGGCACAAGTCGCGCGCGCGCCGCGCCAAGTTCGATCGCCTCGTGGCGTTCGGCCGCGCGCTGCCGCGGCTGCGCGCGCGCGTGCGCACGCTTCTGCAGAGCGCCGATGCGCGCGACCTCGCGCTGGGCGCGACGATCGCGCTGCTCGATCGGTGCCACTTCCGACCGGGCAACCCGCACTACGCCAAGCACAACGGCTCGTACGGCGCGACGACGCTCCGGTCGCGCCACGTCACCTTCGACGAGGACGTGGCCGTCATCGAGTTCAAGGGCAAGAAGGGCGCGATGCAGCGGTGCACGCTGAACGCCGCGAAGGAGGAGGGGGCGAGGACGGGCGTCGAGGGCAAGCGCGACCTCGCCGTGGAGGCGCTGCGCGCGACGATGGAGGAGGGCATGGGCCAGATGGCGAACGTGCGCAACACGAGCGCGGCGCTCAAGCCGTTCGGCGTGACGGCGAAGCAGTTCCGCACGTGGAACGCGAACGTCGCCTTCGTGCGGGCGCTCCGCCGCGGCGCGTCGCGCGCTGCGGCGACGAAGAAAGCGGCGGACGCGCTCGGCAACTCGGTCGACGTCGTGGAGAACAACTACCTCGTGCCCGCGGTGTGGGAGTACGACTTCAAGGTGCTCGGCGTGCCGCCCACCGTCGTCGACGCCAAGGGCCTCACGCCGAACGAGCGCGTGCTGATGGCGATCCTGCTCGAGGATGCCGCCGACGACGCCGGGCGATCGTAGGCGGTTCCCGCGTTTTCCCCGTTCATCCCGTTTTTCTGCGTTTTTCCTCCTACTGTGCAGTAGTTTGCCACCCCGACTCGAAGCTCTTATTTTGATTTTTTTCATTTTTCCTCCTCCCCTCCCCCACCCCTTTGTTTGGTTGGTCGACCCTATGGCCTACGACGCCATCGCGCGCGGCCTCGCGCGGACCTCCGCGCAGCGTAGGACGCAGATCGACGCCATTCTCCGCGCCGAGTACGCGCATGTCACACCACCCGACGCCGCGCTCCAGGTCGTCGACGACACGTTCTGCATGGAGGGCCGCCCGGTGAGCGGCTTCTACCGGCGACAGCCGGCCGACGGGAGATGGAGGGATGGGAAGTGGGCGTACTACGAGCGGATCGACAACCATTCGCACCCGTGGCGGTTGGTGCGGAACGCGCGCGGGCACTGGTGGTTCAGCATCGAAGGCGGGGAGCAGCTGCGGTACACGATCGCCTTCGAAGCGGCGTGCCCCTCGGCCGTGCCGCCGGCGACGGGCTGGATCCCCTACAGCGCCGACGCGATGGACCACGTGATGTTGTTGGAAGGCGATTTGCGCGTCGTCGTCACCGAGGAGGAGAGACCGCAAAAAAAGGAGGAGCTGGAGGATGAGGTGCTCGACGAGATCGTCCTCGTGTGGTAGTCCGCCGTAACGTACTACGTAATCACGTAATCGCACCTCACTTCCGCTTCGGATCGCTCAGCATGTAGTTCGTCGAGAGCAGCGCCGAGACGGCGACGACGACGTAGGCCAAGCCGCGCACCCACCGGTACGGGAGGTGCGCGATCGCGTCCGAGGGTCCGTTCTCCTTGTCCACGCCCATCCGGTACGCGGTGTAGCCCGCGTTGAAGCCGCTGAAGGCGAGCGTGGCGACGACGAGCGTGCGCAGCAGGTCGTTTTTTGGCGGAGAGTAGTAGAGCACGGCCGCGACGAAAATGGCGACCTGCGCGTCGATCTGCCACCACCGCGATCCGCCCGCCCACGCGACGACGTCGTCGTTGGATGACTCGTCTCTGTACATCCGCCACGCGGCAAACAGCGCGTTGAGACCGCTCGCCACGATGATGCCGGTGGCGACCTGCTGCTTGTCGAGCCCGCCCATGTTGGCGCCGCCGCGGAGGGCGGGGCCCGCCGGGTGGGTGCTCAGCGAGGAGAGGGTGCTTAGGGAGGACACGGACATCGGTCTCGTTTCTTGTACGCCGCCATTTTTTTTTGGGGCCGCGGCGTCCTTACTGCTTAGTACTTCCCTTCGCCGGAGTTCTGATCATCATCGAGAAGCCCGGAAGCGCGGTGAGCGCGATCGCGACGTAGAGGAGGACGCGGAGCGGGCGCGCGCCTTCGCCCAGCTCGGCGAGGAGGTCCTGCGGCTCCTTCGCCTGCTCCTTGCCGGCCTCGCGCTTCTCCGTCATCCTCCACGCCAGCACGGCGTAGTTGATGCCGCCGACGAGGACGAGGAGCGCGAGCGCCGAGCTCCACATGCTCTTCTCCGGGTACTTCCATTTCATGAAGAAGTGGCCAACGAGCGCGACGCCGACGAGGGCGTACACGACGTTCTGCGCCTTCCGATCCAGTCCGAAGACGTCGAGCAGGTCGCTGACCGGCGCTTTCTCGTTCGAACTGTTGAAGCCGGTGTAGCCCCAGTTGATCGCGCCCAGCACGGCGAGCATCCGCGAGATCGACTCGAAGTTGTTGCAGATGCTGTCCGCCAGCGCGCCGCCCTGCAGCGCGCGGCCGGCCGGTCCCAGCGTGCTCATGGAGGAGAGCGACGAAGAGCCGTCCGTGCTCATGGAGGAGAGCGACGACGAGCCGCCCGTGCTGAGGGAGGAGATGGAGGAGAGGGCCGAGATCGACGAGCCGCCGAGGTCCGTGCTGAGCTCCGAGACAGACATTGTGCGGGGGGCGGAGGTGCGTTGCTTTACCTTGCGCGAACAAAAAAATCCACCGATCCACAGCGATGCGAAGCGAAGACGGCGCGCGCCTCTACGCCACCCTTGGACGTTTCGCGCTTTGCGCGCGGACCGCCGCCTCCGCCTCGTCCGCCGCACGCTTGCGCGCGCTCGCGACGTCGCGACTCACCTGCCTCTGATTCTTCCACCGCTGCACGGGCTTACTGACCACTTGCTTCGCCTTCGCGGCGGCCTCGCTCGAGAAGAGCGACCGAATCGTGAGGATGGCGAGCAGCATGTAGAGCATGACGCGGATGGGTCGCGGCGTCTTGAAGTAATCGAGGGCGTCGCGCGGGTCCTGCGACTTCTCGCCCTTCTGCTCCGCCTCCTCGGGCTCGCACTCGCACTCGCACTCCTTCATCATCATGTACGCGGCGGCGGCGTAGTGCACGCCGACGAGCATCAGCAGGATGGACATGACGTTCTCCGCTGCATCCGATTCCGCTGCATCCGATTCTTTGGACGTCCACCAGAGCCACGCGACGCGCGACGCGGCCATGACGGAAAGTACTCCCACGACGCGATACGTCCATTTCTGCCAATCGCTTCCTTTGCCCATGGCGCTGATGAGGTCGTCGTATCGGCGGCCCTCCTCGGGGCCGGCGATGCCGGCCCACAGCAGGTTGACGACGGCGAGGGCGGGGAAGAGTCCTTCGACGGCTCGCATGTCTTCGCTCCTTTTTTTCTCTACCGCACCATTTTTTTTCACGCGCATCGAGTTTCGTCTTAGGCTGCCTCCTCCTCCGCCGCCGCGGTCTCATCCACCGCCGCGGTCAGCGCGGCGACGACCTCGCGCCTCGCCTCCTCCGCCGCGCCGCGCGCCCAGTCGACGACGAAGTCGGCTCCGACGGTCTTGAGCTGCGCGTGCGGCAGCGGGATGCCGTAGTACAGCGTTCCCGGCTCGCCGCGCCACGCCTGCGTCTCGAGCACGCGCCCCTCACCGTCGACGACGAAGGCGTGCGCGATGGGGATGGGGATGCGGGGTCGGAGCACGAAGCCGTGGTACGCCGTCGCGCCCTCCAACAGCTCTCCCGGCTCGAGCCGCTCGCGCAGGCTCGCCACCGCCCCGTAGCACGAGCGCGCGGAGAACGAGCCCACCAACTTCGACGCGTCGGCCTCGCTGGCCTGCTCGTCGAACCACCGGCCGCGCTCGCGCATCAGGTCGCCCACCTCGCCCGGACCGCTCATCATCCCGATCAGCGGCTTTGCGGCCTCGCGGCGCGCGCGCTTGGCGGGCTGCGCGCGGTCGCCGGAGCGCTCCTCATCGCGCGCGCGCTTCTGGCCGCCGGCGCGCAGCGAGCGCGAGAGCCGCGCGCTGCGTCGCGGGCACGTCGCGCCTTGCTCGCGCAGCAGCTGCACGACGGCCTCGTGGCCCTCGCGTCCGGCGAACGCGCAAGGCGTGTCGCCTTGATCTGTCGCGAGGTCGGGGTCGGCGCCGTTCCGCAACAACATCGAGATTGTATCGATCCTATCCGATTGTTCGTTCCGCAACAAAATCGACATTAAATCAATCCTTCTTTGTATATCGTCATCATCATCTGATGTTCCGATCCGGTTCATCTCTTTCATAGTTTCGACAGCGTGCTGTACAGCGACATACAGCGCCGTTCGCCCTGTAACTGTCCTCTTATTGATTTCGATTCGTGGGTCGCGCAGCAGCATTTTCAACGTTAGCGTTTTTCTGGTAGTGACAGCCCCATGCAATGGCGTGACTCCGTCATCCGTCCTCGCCTTGTTCGGGTCGGCCCCGCGCGCGAGCAGCAGCTCCACCACGCCCGCGTGGCCACGCTGAGCGGCGACGAAGCACGGCGTGGCTCCGTCATCCGTCGTCGCCTTGTTCGGGTCGGCTCCGCGCGCGAGCAGCACCTCCACCACGCCCGCGTGGCCTTTCCAAGCGGCGATCCAGCACGGCGTGGATCCGTCATCCGTCGTCGCCTTGTTCGGATCCGTACGGCGGTCGTTGAGAAGGGCCGCCACGACGCCCGCGTGGCCCTCTTGAGCGGCGACGTAGCACGGCGTGGCTCCGGTATCCGTCGTCGCCTTGTTCGGGTCGGCTCCGCGCGAGAGCAGCACCTCCATCACGCCCGCGTGGCCCTCCTCAGCGGCGACGTAGAGCGGCGTGGCTCCGGTATTCGTCATCTCCTTGTTCGGGTCGGTGCGGCGATCGGCGAGCAGCAGCTCCACCACGCCCGCGTGGCCCTGATGAGCGGCGGCGATGCACGGCGTGGCTCCGTCACTCGTCCTCGCCTTGTTCGGGTCGGCGCCAGCCGCAAGCAGCAGCTCAACCACGCCCGCGTGGCCATTCCAAGCGGCGACCCAGCACGGCGTGGCTCCGTCAGTCGTCAGCGCCTTGTTCGGGTCGGCTCCGCGCGCGAGCAGCACCTCCACCACGCCCGCGTGGCCATTCTGAGCGGCGGCGTAGAGCGGCGTGGCTCCGTCACTCGTCCTCGCCTGGTTCGGATCTGCGCCCGCGTCAAGTAACGTCCGAACCCTTTCCTCCATACCATCCGCGGCAGCGTCAATCAACTCTTCGTCTTCGAATCGAGCAAGCATCATTTCCACAAAGGCCTTATAGCCTTCCTTGGCGGCCTTGTCGAGGGCTTCGACAGAGTAGTTAAGATCTGCACGGCAGAGCGGGCAGCTGCAGCATTGAGTATCGAACCACTTGGAGAGACAATCCTTGCAAAAACGGTGCCCCTTGTCACCGCACGGTGTGACGATGGCATTTGATGGCGGTTCTAGGCAAATACCACAGACGGGCGTCTCCTTCTCCTCCTCCTCCTCCTCTTCGCGCTTTCGCTTCTCGCCGCCGCCGCGCAGGCGGTGGGCGTGGAGCGCGGCGTTGAAGGCGCGGCGGCCGGCGACGTCGCGGCCGCCTCCGGCCAACGCCTCGTTTCGGAGGATCGCCTCCCTTCGGCTTCGGAGCTGGCGGTGCATGCGGTGGATTTCGCGGTGTCCCGCCTGTTTGGTGTTTGGTATAGCGCTCCAAAAAAATGAGGCGTCGAAGGTGACGGTTAACGGTGGAGTTATGTATGGAAAGATCCATGATTGCTCGTTAGGCATTTGCCGAGCGCGAGGGGAGCGCGCTGCGTCGCGGTGGGCACGTCGTCGCACCGTGCTCGCGCAGCAGCTGGACGATGGCATCGTATAGGCCCTCGCGTTCGGCGAACGCGCACGGCGTGTCGCCTTGATCTGTCGCGAGGTCGGGGTCGGCGCCGTACCGCAACAACATCGAGATTGTATCGAAATATTTTTGTTTGCCTTCTGGATCTGGTCTTCCGGTCCAGTTCATATTGTCGACGGCGTGCTGTACAGCGACATACAGCGCCGTTCGCCCTGTATCTTCCCAACCATAATCATAAAAATCGGTTGGAACCGTCTTATTGATTTCGATTCGTGGGTCGCGCAGCAGCACCTCCAACACGTCTAGGCGCGCGTAAGCGACAGCCGCATACAATGGCGTGACACCTCCTTCGTCGGCCTTGTTTGGGTCGGTCCGTGAGTCGCGTAGCAGTACTCGCACGACGTCGGTGTAGCCCTCGTACGCGGCAACGTAGCAAGGGGTTGCAAAGTATGTCTCAGACCACTTATCTGACATCATGTTTGGGTCATTGGTCCGTGGGTGGTCGGTGAGCAACCGCTCGACTTCGGCCACGTCACGATCCACCACGGCCTGAAAGAGCGGATGCGGGTCGTTACCATCCGAGGCAGCGTCAATCAAAGAGTACCGCAAGGGATCAAGCAGCTCATCGAGCGCGGTCGTGAACTCGGCCGTCGATATTGTACGACTCTCGCGCTGCGCAATCCCGTGTACATCCTTTAGCAATTTGGAAATACAATACTTCACGACATCGAGGAGGTCAATGACATCATCGGGATCTACGTCACGCCCATCTCGTTCCGCCTCTTCCCATACCCTCCCCATCTTTGCGCGCGTGGTTCGGAAGTTGGTCACGCGGTCGCGTATGATTTGCGCTATAGCTTCCGTTTGGTCGTGGTCTTTCCAAGCGTCGGCCGTATTGTCAATATCCAATCCAACCCAGTCAGTCATCAGTTCGTCAAGGTCGCCTTCGGTTAGCTGAAGAACTCCATCGCCGTCTTCCGCGGTGTCCTCGGCATCCGAATCGCCCCAGCTCTCCTCGGCGTCCACGATCGCGCGCATGCTGGCGGCATGTGCGGCATCCGCATCTGGACACGGCACGCCTGTCAGCTCCAGCACACCAGGGGCGGACTCGGGGATCTTTCTTCTGCAGAAGGGGCATTTGCAGTCTTGGAGGGGGTCTTGGATTTGTTTTTTGAGGCACGCCATGTGTATGGCGTTTCCGCAGCACGGCATGGTGACCACACGCTTGGCGGGCTCCTCGTGTGCGTCGACATCATCATCTTCGCGCATGATCGCCTCCTTCTCCTCGTTGCTCGCGGATCGCCAGCGCTCGCGCAGGTCCTTGTCGGCGAATAATCTCTCGCCCAACCGCCGGCGCTTGCGCGCGAGCGAGTCCATCTTTCTTCCGGCCGCGTACTCGGCGTCCTGTTCGTCGAGCAGACGCGCCTCGGCGAGCGATTCGGCGCATACGGGGCAGGTTTCCTCACTCCGCGGTGCGCGCCCCTTCCGCAGGTGCTCCTGCAGCTCGGTGGCCACCTGCAGGAGGTTCACCTTCCGCTGCCCCATGGCGCGCTGAATCTCGCCTTGCGCGGCTTCCATGGTCGTAATCCCCTCCAGGACTCGCTGATCCTCGAGCTCCAACAAATCCCAGTAGAATTGGGGCAGGGTGGGGTGCATCTTCGTTTGCCACGCAGGTCTGCGGGGGGCATCCTCGTCGCGCGCGCGCTTCTGGCCGCCGCCGCGCAGGCGGTGGGCGTCGAGCGCGGCGTTGAAGGCGCGGCGGCCGGCGACGTCGCGGCCGCCTCCGGCCAACGCCTCGCGACGAAGGATCGCCTCCTTTCGGCTCCGGAGCCTTTTGAGCTGGCGGTGCATGCGGTGGATTTCGCGGTGTCCCGCCCGTTTGCTCTTTGGTATAACGCTCGTAGCGTGTTGCCCGTTTTCTTTACGTCAGCAGAAAAAAAGGGTACGGTCTCTAAGGTGGGGTGTTGACTCACTCCGACACCGACTCCGCGTGGGGAGGGTAGGGGTAGAGCTCGCGCGCCTCGGAGAGCCAGCGCCCGAGGCCGACGTGCCACAGCGCGTCGAGCGCCGTCCAGCCTACGGGGAGCCGGCGCTTCGCGTACTTGCGGTAGAGCGCGGGCTCGAAGGTGTAGAGCCACCGGAGGTTGGGGCCGCAGTACCAGTCCGACGTGGTGAGGTACGCGTGGCTCCACCCCAAGCATAACTCGGCGTACTTCCACTCCAGGTGCTGAAACCGCAACTTCCGCAGCTCGGATTTCGACTTCATTTTTTCTTTTCTTTTCGAGGTAACCCCCCTCTTTCTTTCCGTCTTCGATTTTTGGCGCGCGATGTTCGACGAGACGCGCATCCTGCTGCACGACGAGGAGGGGGACGGCGAAGAACCGCGCACCCCGACAAACTACGCCACCCTCGCGTGCGTCCTCACGTGGCTCGTGGGCTGCCTGTTACTCGGAATCTTCCTCTACGACGGCGCCCTACTCTCCTGAGCCGACGCTACAACGAGGCGCCGTCACGCCCGCCACCATCCGCACCACCTCGTCGGCGAGCTCGGCGATCGACCGCGTGCCGTCGAGGCGCGTCGCGGGCGCACCCAGCCGCTCCTCCGCGATCGCCGTCCTGTACCGCGCGTCGAGTCGCTCCAAGTACGCCACGTCCACGTCGGCCTCCGCCGCGCGCCCGCGCCGCGCCATGCGGTGCGCGCACTCCTGCACCGGCGTGTCGACCCACAGCACGCGGTCGGGAAACCACCCGAGCTTGGCGTGCATCTCGAGGAAGGTGGCGTACTCGTCCTCGTCGAGGTGCCCCGCCGCCTTCGACTCCTCGACGAAGATGAGGCTCGACTGCGGCGAGCGCTCGAAGAAGACGACGCGGCGCGCCGGCTCGGCGTCGGGCTCCTCGGCGGGCTGGTTGGGGTGCGGCGCCGCGACGGCGCGGTGCCTCTCGTGCATGCTGAGCAGGATCCTGGATTGCAGCAGGAAGGAGTACCTCCGCGCGTCCTTGTAGAATTTGGCCAGCGCGCCGCCCCACCCCTCCACGTCCTCGAAGACGACGTCGTAGCCCCGCCGCGCGAGCTCGCGACCGACGGACGTCTTGCCGGCGGCGATGTTGCCGTCCAAGACGACGACCTCGGTCATCGGGCGAGCGGTCTGCGTTGGCGGGCGAACCTCGATTTTGCCTTTGGCAAGAAAAAAGTGAGACGCAGAGTGTCGGCAAACGCAGGAAACAGCGAAGCATGGCCGACGAGCCGCCGCCGACCGAGCCCGCCGCGCCGGTGCTCGAGGACGAGGAGGAGGAGGCGCCCGGCGGCGTCTCCGTCGTCGCCGGACGCGGGTACACCGTGAAGCAGCACACGATCGACGCGGGCGGGCGCGCGCTGCCGCTGCGCCCCGGCGGCGCCTTCACCGCGCTGCTGTGGTCGGTCGCCCACGTCGCGAACGGCGACAAGCGCGGCGGCGACCGGATCCAGCCGCGCAAGACCTACTACACCTCGCCCGAGACCTACTTCGCCATCAACTATCCGCGCGCCTCGCCGGCGGAGCGCGCCGCCTTCCTCGCGCGCCCCTCCGTCGTGGCGTTCGAGGAGCGCAAGGCGCGCATCGCGGCCGACCCCGAGGCGTGGCTCGCGTCGCCGCTGTAGTTGTAGCTGTAGCCCTAGTCTCGCGCGCGCGCGCGTCTGCGTAAGCATCCCGTCATGTACTATTTTAAAGGTCGCGTGGCGGCCGGGGCGCGATGCGCGTCGTCGGCGTCGACGTGGGCATCCGACACCTGGCGCTGGTCGAGCTCCAGTGCGAGCACGAGCTTCCCGACGCGTCGCCCGCGCTGGGCGCGATGCACCTCGTCAACATCATGGACTACACGCACAATCGCGTGCCCGAGGAGCATTGCACGCTACACCACACTAGGCACCTGGGCGATCGCTTGGAGCACTTCTGGCAGGAGTGGGCGCACTTCTTCGAGGACGCCGACCTCGTCGCGATCGAGCAGCAGCCCGTCACCGGCCTGGTCGGCGTGGAGGCCTTCCTCTTCGCCAAGTGCCGCGAGTGCGTCGAGATCGTGTCGCCGACGCAGTTGCACGCGTGGGCCTTCGGGAAGAAGCACGGCCTCGACTACGAGCGGCGGAAGGTCGAGATGGAGGCGCGCGCCGCCGCGCTGTGCACGCGGATGAGCGCCGACCCCACGCGGTGGGACCG